GACGTTGACCATGTAGCCCTCAGGCAGGCCGCCTGCAGTCGTCAAGATCGCGTTCACGTCGTTGTTCGCCGTACCCGGACGAAGCTCCGTCTTCGTGAGACGAATCGCTGTCGGTTCGAGCGCAGGCGGGACAACCAGCTTGCGACCACGAGCAAACACCTTCAGGCCGGCCTGATCGCGGAAGTTCGTTCGGATCGCGATCATCGCGTTCAGAAGCGAGCTCTCGTTCAGGTCAGCATCAACCGCAGGGCGGTTGGCTACCGTGCCACCATCAATCGGGTGCGAGGTGTTGACGAGCGAAACGCCGTCGCCACCAATGGCCGAGTTGTAGGTCTGCGCAGTGTTGAGGATGTTCGCGCCGTAGATTTCCTTGGTCTGCTGAAAAGATTCAATCAGGCCGAGGTTCGACGGGTGGAACTGCGTCTTGTACAAGTTGTCGTCGATTGCCTTGCGAGTGATCGCATAACCGAGAGCAATTTCGTTGTGCTCTTGGTTGTAGACAAAACGCTCGCCAGCATTGTTGTCGAAGGACGTCTGACCACCCTCAGTCTTCAACTGAGCGAGGCCGAGGTACCGCATTTCAGCGGTGCGCTCGAGAGCCAGCTTCGAATCATGCTTGGTGAAGATCTTGTCGTACTGAGATGGGATCATCTCGTACTTGCCTTCAATCCCACGGAGTCCGGGGAGGAGAAGGTCTTTAATTGCTGAAAGATTGACAGCCATTTTCCCTTACTCCTTAAACGCCCGTGAGGGTCTTGGTTTCGACGTTGTTGAACGCCACAATTACGTAGTTGTAAACGCCCGCTTCCGTACCGGGCGAGCCCGGGGGATTCGTGACAAGGCTTACAAGCTTGAACGGCAGTGTGGCGGTAGTGGTTGGCGTAACGGCAATGTTCACAAAGGCTCCCGAGATGCCGGTGTTGGCATTCGGCGCGCCATAAGCAAACTGTACGTTGGAACCAATTTCGGCGGCAGTCGCGCCAACCGTGGTTGAACCACCAACCTGAACAAGGAACTTGGCGTTCGGGTCATTGACCAGATACACCTCAACGAGGTTGCCAGAGGCAACGTCGGCGGCGCCCCAGAAATTGCTCCATACGGTGCGCTTCTGGGAAACCGAAAGGTACTTACAGCCATAAAAAACGCCAGCAAGAATGCCGGTTCCCGGGGTGTCGGGTTTGACACCGCCGGTCGTCGCATCACGGAAAATCGGATCGCCGTAATACATGGCAGCCGTGTCGTAAGCGCAAAAGCTTGCGACCTGCTCATACGTGGGAGCAGAGCCGGTGCCCGAAGACTGACGAAATCCGAAAGGCGCAAAAGTATTCGCCATGACGGGTTCTCCTATCGAGAAGCCATCATCGCACGCCGGGGCGACTAGGCCGGGTTTTAACAAAAACCTCCCGCCGGGGGAGGCATTGGGACGCAAGATAACGCCCTTTTTTCAAAATTGTCAACAAGGCAAAAAAAAGGCGCCTTTCGGCGCCTCGAAGGCTCTAGGGTTGTTAGTCCTTCGGAATCGGTATGGCTTCGTAGGACTTTTTGACTTTGATCAACGGAGAGTCCTTGTTTTGCCGTTCAAATTGGCCACTTGGCGCTTGAGCAAGCTGCTGCTCTTTCTGCCGGACCTGATTGATTGCCGCCCTTCGATCAAGCTCTCGCTGCTCTTCGGTTAGCTCAAGCGGGCGCTCCATAAGGATCAGGCCTTTACGCTCAATCGCCGCGCTGGCATATCCCTCCGGCATCATGTGCGGATGACGAGAAGCCGGCACTGGCTCCCAGCCCTTACGAGCCAAGCTCACCATGTAAGCCGGGTCTTCCTGACCGAGAACGGTTTTGCGCTTCCACTCGTATGACCAGCCCGGCGGAATGTCCCGAGGATCGATGAAGAACTCGTCGGTGCCGTCGTCAAGACCGCCTATGTGATTGCGGATCTCTTCGGCGCGTCGTGCTGCGCGAGTTCGTGGGTCTTCTTCTCGCATAGGCGTCCTCATTTCTGCTCGACGAAGACCAACGTCATCAGCTACTGCTTCTTGCTCTTCAGCAACTTCAGCCTGTGCCGTTGCATATTCTTCTTTGAGCTTGTCAGAAGCTTCACGAAACTTGCTCATCTTTGGGCGAACTCTTTTAATTTGATCGTTCATGATAAAAACTCCTATTAGTTAAGTTTGCCTTCCTTTTGAAGGGCAAGTTTATGGGTCGCATATTCCTTGTCAGACATACCCATCATCTGGGCTATTTCTCTTTCTTGAGACGTCAAACGAACGACATTTGATCGTTCTCCGCCTCTGGTGACAGGCGCTGCGGGCGGCGAAGTTCGCCGCTGAGTAGGTTTTGCCGCTGCCGCTGTAGGATCTTCATCTGCAACAGGATCAACTCTTTTAGGCGCCGATTTTCTGATGTTGACCGTATTTTCGACAAACTCAAAGTAATCGTCGCTATCTGGCTCGATCCCATCAGCCATAGCAAGGTTATGGGCGGCCAGCATTTTCTGAAAAAGACGCTGATCTGTTGCGCATTCAGGGTTTCGGCGAAGCCAAGCCGCCGACCGGGGCGAAAGTTGCGCTGCTAAAGCCTCTACAGGATCTGCTGGCAACTGCGGCTGCTGCTTCGGCATGCTTTCTAGGGCTTGTTTACCCTGTTCAAGCTGCAAAAGTTTGGCTGCATTTGATGAAAGGGCTTCTTGGATCTCTGCAGCCCTATCAAAATCCCCCACAGACATAGCTTCGCGGTAATTTGACTTCAAAATTGAGTTGTTTTGCTTAACAGTCTCAATGGCGTTAGTTACCAACGTCAAATTGCTGTCTTGAATCTCGTTTCGGGCGCTAGTTTCGCGTTGCGCATACTCCCGAGCACGCTTTTCAGCATCAAGACGAAGCTGACGCTCTGCTTCAAGGCGTCTTTTAAGCTCTTCAATGCCTTCTTCGCCAACAATTTCATTTGTTGCCGACGTTTCTTCAGCTTTGACTACTTTGATGTTATCTTTTTCGTCTGTTTTAGACGTTTTTTCAACGTCATCAAGTTCAATTTCAATTTGTTCAGATTCGTTTGCCATTGCAATTCTCCTTACCAGACTTGATCAGGGTGTTTGACGCGGCCACGGACGTTGACATCGTCCAAAATTCTGCACAAAACGTTGTTTATCGTAACGCTCCAGCCATCTGAAGGGCGAAAAACAACCCAATCATTTACGTTTACGTTGAGATCTTTAAACCAATGGTCATTGGCATCAACAAAAGCGTCTGGTCCTTTTTTAAGAACAAGACCAATTTTGCCTTGAAAACGATCTTCAGCTCGATGCTGGTCAGGAAGAACAATGCCTGACTTGGTTTTTTCAGGGCGGATATACACCGCGCAAAGCAATTGATTGTGAAAAATCTCAATATCTTTAATGTCGCCCAATTTCTTTAACAAATCATCTTTCGGGTCAACATCGTGTTGCATTTGATAAGACATGCGTACTCCATTTAGCGTTGAATAATATTGTGCTGCGCTTCTTCGCAGACCTCCATGGCAAATCTCAAGCCGGCAATTTTGCCGACCTGAAGTTTGTACTCGACATGATCATTGATGGAAATGCCGGTCTGAAGATTCTCAGTAATCCGGTCGATCTCTTGCTGTATCAATTTTTTCAGTTCAGCTTCAAATAAATTATTGAATGACAACATAACGATACCAATAAAAATCGGCATACCCGGAGGCATACCCGGAGGACCGCCCGGAGGCATCATGCCCGGGGGCATACCCGGAGGACCACCCGGCGGGAGGCCCGGCGGCATCATCGGCGGAGCAAGCCCACCCATCGGCGGAACAGGGCCCGCACCTTGTCGGTCACCCTTGTCAATAATGATATTGACGTTGACTTTGCCCTTACCAGTGCGGCCACCGCTTTTTCGCGCCATCCGACCACCGCTGGGGCGGGTGCCTTGGTACGAGCCGTCGAGTTTCGTGCTACCGCCTTGCGCGAGCTTTGTGAGCTTGCTGCCCGGGTGTTTTTGCTTTTCATGCTTATGCAGTGCCCCTTTAATTGCCGCCAAATCGGCTTTTTTGTCGGCGTGCTTAACGGCTCCGCCTTTTTTGAGCGAGTCGAGAGCTTTACGCGGAACGTAAGACTCATCAGACGGGCCGCCTTTCTTAACCGGCTCACCGCCTTCAGCATATCCGCCGCCCATCTTATGGGCACGTCCGCCACGCTTGAACGCGCCGCGATGCTTCTTGCCCTCGCGCTCTTCGTTCGCTTCTCGAACATTGCGATTGATGATGTTGTTTGGGGTTGCGAGCGCGTTGCCGCCGCTCTTGCGCTTCTTGCGATCTGCTCGCGGGGCGCACTTGCCACCACTCATGCGAACGAGCTTACCGCCACGCTTGTAAAGACGCGGTTCAATCGGGCGAGCGCCCGTCTTCACATCCGCATCCATCGCATCAGGCGGGCTATAGCCTGACGCATCAACTTTTTGCTTTGGATCAGTTTTAGTCAACCGGGCAACTTTTTCTTTCATTGCCTTCCGGGCCGACTTTGCAAGCTTAGACATTTAAGTTCTCCATGGAGTGCAACCGGCGTCCCGGTGCTAGGATTTTGGACCTACTCCGGCAGCAGCGTCAATTGCGCGCCGGATCATCTCGTTTTGAGCGTCCTGAATTTGTGAAGAATCAAATCCGTAAGTGCTGCCGCCAGCTTGTTTTTCCATTACGGGACCTTCAACTTGATTCGCCATTCCGCCACCCCCCGAGATAGGGTTTTGCGGGCTGTACTCTGGCGTAGTCGGCATGACGGCAGGTGCTGCAACATCACTGCTGGGCGCAGTTGGAGTCGGCGAACTTGGCGTTTGCGGCGGCATATATCCGCCGGTGTCTGGAGCGGCAGGATTGTAGCCGCCCCCAGATGAGGGCATTTTGCCCCCGGCTGTTGGAGTTGGTGACTGCGACTGCGGAAGCTTGCCTGTAGACGGAGCGCCTCCCGCTCCGGGTCCTTTGCCCGTTGCTGCCGGAGGTTGGCCGCCAAAAGTCACAGGCGGTTGCATAGGCGGGAATTGCGCAGGAGGCATTGGGGTGACCGTTGGCGACTGCGCCATGGGAGTCTGCCCTAGACCCGCCATTTGTCGCATGTATGACGCTTGGCCCGCCATTGATGGCTGGGCCATATCGGACACGTTTGCCATATAAAAGGGCTGCGCAAGTCCCATTGACTGTACGCCCCGTTGGGCCATGGGGTCTTGCTGAAAACTATTTTGCATGCCGCCCGGAATAGCAGGCTCTCCTACAGTGCCCGGTGGCGCGCCCGGGTTTGGACCTTTTCCGCTTGCGGCCCCTTTGCCGGTTGCCGTTCTTTGAAAAGCATCGCCGGTTGCTTGCCCCATCCGAGAAATTGCCTTACCAGATGCCGTAGGCGTCGGTGTTGGATTAGGGATAGCAGGCTGGGTCACTGAGCCAACGCCAGTAGGATTCCCGTTGGCATCAATCCCATATTGAGCCTGCATTTCGGGGGTAATCATATAGCCAGCCATTAGTGTCTCCGAGCTTGTGCTGCCACTTTCAAGGCGCGGTCAACAATACCACCAGAGGCCATGCCAGCGGTAGGCTCAGGAGATTCCTTGGCCTTAGCCCGAGGTTTCTTGGGCTTTGTCGCTGTTACTTGGCCTTCTTCGGGTCCTTGTGCTGATCGCCACGCCCGTCCTTGCCTTGTGTAGGCTTGATCGAGGAGGGCTTCGAGTTCTTTCTCAAGTTGTGATCCAGCAGCACCGAGACGGGCTGATGGATCTGATCCCAAGATGTCACGTAGCCCTTGAATGTAAAGTTCCCCATTTGGATTCTCCTTCCAATCGTTTCTAGCTTTCGATATTTCAGCTTCAGCCAATTGCGCTTGTACTTTGTAGGGCAAAGAGTTGAGCGTTGTATTAAGTTCGCCACCCTCGCTCAAAGCCTTGAACAAATTCTCTGAGGTTTTCTTTCCGCCCTTGTCGACAAGAACCCGCACGCCAGTTTCACCAGATGGCAGCGTGATCGGCTGATAGCCCTGTATCAACCCTGTCTTGTCTGCATCCATGATCTTTGTCCAAAAGTCTTGGAGTTGACCACGATCAGCAAGATTGTTTGATCCTTGCTCAATAAAGTCGATGGCAAAACCTTTTGGATTTGCCGTCATGGGCTTAGCGCGGTTGTGCCAAACCTCAGTCTGGTGCAATAGATGGCCAATTGAGTGGGCCAAAATATCGGCGCCTTGCTCGGTCGCAAGCACTTGCGCAACGGCTGCCGGATTCTGATATTGCTGCCATGCTCCGGTGCCGTAGACCGTGTTGACGGCATGAGTTTGCGCCAGTTCGTTGGCAATTTCCATTGCCCGACCACCCATGGTTTGAGTGATCAGTGCGCGCTCATCGTCAGGAAGCGTGCTGAAAGCTTCGCCGTACTTAGCCGCCCATGGCGAACCTTCACCCGGAGCCAATTCAAAAGAAACCCGACGCAAATTGCGGGCAAGACCGGACGCCGAGTCTTCTTCGGCATTTCGCGTGAGCTTGGTCATACCCATCCAACCCACGGCTTGGATCTCTTCCGGGCGCCAATCGCTCTTGCCTTGCCACTTGATGCCGTTGAGATGATCCGTCAGATCGCGGCCCCACTGGGCGCGGTTCTCGTACTGCGCATCACTGGGTGACGCTTCAAAATCAGTTTGTACCTTGGCCAAGTCTTCTTCGTTGTAGCCAAGGCCGCGCAAGTGATTAAGAAGCGCCGGGTCGACAAGTCCTGTATCTCGAGCAGAATGCACGTCGATGACAAAAGGCTTGCCGCCTTTTTGATCATGGCCAAGGAATGATCTTGTATCGAGGCCCTCTGCCGAGTCGACAAAGTCAGAAATCTTTTGACCGACGCCGCCGGCAATCGGTTTGTCCTGCAGTACAGCTCGCGCCGCATTGGTGGGATTTGGCATACCGCCAGCTCGCCACATTTTCTCAGGCACGCCACGCTGCATCTGCTCCTTCTGCAGCAACACATTTTGCATAGCGCCTGCAGGGCTGACGTTTTGCTGTGCCACCAACCATGCGCGCATCAAAGGCTTGGCCTGCGCCTCATCGTTGTTGGTGTACTGCAGAAAATTGCCGTAAATGTTCTTGTACCAATTCGAAGCGTGCGTAATTTCATCAGGAGACAAAATCTTCTCGTGCCTGTCAATCCAATCTTGCGGTGTTACCGGACCGACAACAAAGTCGGGAAGCTGATTTCCGCCTTCTTCCGCCTCCGGTGCGCGGATTGTCATGCGCGGATTGCTGGGCAGGCCCGGATCTTCTTTGCCTGCGGCAACTTTAGCTTCGCGGTTGAGTTTAGTTCGCAGTCGGAATGCGGCATCTTCAGGCGGGAATTCGAGGCCACGGGGCTGCATGCCGCCACTCAATGGGCCGCCTTCTTGCTTTGCAATTCTTAACGCACGCCGAATGGCTTTGTCTTTATCAAGCACGGGCGTGTTTATGGTTGCGCCGCCTTTTGCTTTCTGAGGCGCATGCATTTCTCTAATTCGATCAGGATGCAACGGGCCATCGACGCTTTCTGCGCCGTTGAAATATCGGACTTCTACAGGCAAATAATCCCAACCAAGCTTGGCCGCAGCCATGATGCGATGATTGCCTTCGCTGACAAATGGCATGCCACGATGATCAACCGTGATGAATGGCTTGTATTCGCGATCATCGATTTTGGGCAGCTTGCCCGTTTTGCCCATGTTATCAACAAGCCAATCCAAATCATTTGAACGAACATTTTGCTGTTCGCTCATTACACCGGGGAGCTTGGCAAGCATTGATACGGGCAAATATACCGGCGCCGTATCGTTAGACTTTGGCTTGCGCCATACCGCCGTGACTTTGCCAAAAGATTTTGGTGCGCCAGAAGGCAAATATCCTTTGCTTTCTGAATACTCGCGATTTTCTTTTAACCAGTCGCCGCCGGGATTATCAACATCCAAAATGCCTGCGGGTTTTGGCGCATATCCCTGATCTGGATGATTGTCGGCGGAGCCTCCTATGGCGCGCTTTGTCCGCTTGTAAAGCTGGCGAACCTCGGCAATGTCCTCGGGGCGCATGAAATCTTCTGCGCCCTCGTGAATAGCAAAGACGGGTAATA